TCAGCACTTGTAACTGGAGGTGAAGAAGTTCCTGAAGGACATTATGCTGAAGAAAATATGAAGGCAACAGTTGTACCTAACAGAAACAAAATCTTTAGTTCAATTATTCAAGCAGTAGCTTTATCAATTGCTGAATCTAAAGACCAAGAAGTTCATATTGCTATGGGAGTACATTCAGGAGACCACACAATTTATCCAGATTGTACTGAGGAATTTAGAAATGCAGATGAATATGCTTTCAAAATTGGTAACTGGAATTCAGAATTAGTAAATTTCTATACTCCCTATATGGAAGGAAACAAGTTTACTATTTTACAAGATGGAGAAAAATGTTGTGAACAACTAGGACTCAATTTTGATGAAATTTACAAACGTACAAATACATCATATAAACCAATTAAACATGTAGTTTTTTATGATGATGGAACAGCAAGTGAAGAATGGTTCTCTGATTACAAATCAGCATCATCTGTTGAACGTGTTGAAGCTTTCATCAAATTAGGTAGAAACGATGCTGTTTCTTATGCTGACGAATTTGGGCCTGTAACTTGGGAATTTGTAAAAGAGTACGTATCTTCCGTTCTAGATGAGCATTCGAAGACAGTATAAAAAATCAAAACCATCCCAACAAATGTATGTTGTGTTGAATCAATATGGAGAAGTGTATATGGGAATGATTGGTGGACAGATATGTTGGTCTAGTAATTGGAAAGAAGCTAAACCTCTATATAGAGAAAGCACAACATTACTGTTGGAAATGTATAAAAACACAGAATTAATTAAAGAAGAAGAATTAAAATGAACCACCCAGACCCTAAAAAACATCAAAGAATCAGTTTTATCAAATCGGGAATTAGAATTGTAGGATATATGTTAATACCTTTTGATTTAGGTATTGCAGCAGCAGTTCTAGTTATTAGTGAAACAATTGGTGTTTACGAAGAATTAGTATGAAAACCAAGATAATATCAGCATTTCCTGGAACAGGAAAAAGTTATTACCATAACAAATATTCCGATACAACACTTGATAGTGATTCAAGTAATTTTAGTTGGGTTAAAGATGAAAATGGAAATAATACAAAAGAAAGAAATCCTGAATTTCCTCAAAATTATATTAATCATATAAAAGAAAATATAGGAAAATATAAGTATATTTTTGTATCTTCACATAAAGAAGTTAGAGACGCTTTACTTGATAATTGCCTTTTCTTTTATGTTGTGTATCCTAATGAACGTAGAAAAGATGAATTTTTAGAAAGATATAGAAGTAGGGGAAATGATGAAAAATTCATACAACTTATTTCTAATAATTGGGAAAAATGGATTAATGAAATATATTGGATTAATAGTGGGTGTGAAAAAATTTGTATGGTGTTAGATAATCTAGAAGATGAGTTAAAACATTTAGAAAGAGTAGATTATGGTGAAATTACTGACTCATACGTTTTAAATCATATTTTAGATATAAATTAATTAAAGAAGAAGAATTAGTTTAAAATTGGTGTGATCCTTGATTTTGATAATATTTATAATCATGGGTCATACTAAAATTTATTATTTACATTTTGGGGATAATATTCCTTTTTATGTTGGAAAAACTAGAAATGAATATCATAGATTAGCTAATCATAAAAAAACATTTGGAGACAACATTGATATGAAAATAATTTCTGAAGTTTTAAATTGGCGTAAGTGGGAAAAATATTATATTGACAAATTTAAAAAACAAGGATATTTTCTATTAAATAAAAATAATGGAGGTGGTGGTCCTGAAGAATGGAAAAAAGAATCAATTCAAAAACTTAAATCTCATCCTACAAGAGGTAAAAAAATAAGTATGTCTAATAAAGGAAAACCAAAATCTCATAAAGGTAAACCTCTTACTGAAGAACATAAACAAAAAATAAAACAAACCAGAAATTTTTTAAAAAATAGAAAAAACACATGGCAAAACATCCCTGTATTACAATATGATTTAAAAGAAAACTTTATTAAAGAATGGCCTTCACAAATAGAAGCTACTAAGTTTTTGAATAAAACAGGAGATGGGATAGGAGCTTGTTGTAGAGGAAAACAAAAAAAAGCTTACGGTTATATTTGGAAATTTAAAAACTAATTATTATATTAAAATCATGAAACAATTATTTTACTTTTACGGTGCTTGGTGTGAACCATGTCAAACATTAGGTCCTATCATGGATGAAATATCTCAACGAATACCTGTTGAAAAAATCAATGTAGACTATGAAGCCGACAGAACTCGTTCAGCAAACGTAATGAGTGTACCTACTGTAGTACTTGCTGAAAACGGACAAGAGCTTCGTAGATTTGTAGGTGTAAAAAGTTATGAACAAATAATGCAATTTGTCAATGGGTAAATATCAATCAACAAAACTATTTGATAACTATTCAGTAGCTATTAGGCAATGGAAAGCACAGCATTCCCATTGTCAGCTACTTCATGGTTATGCTTTAAAATTTAAAGTATGGTTTGAGTCTGTAGAACCACTAGAAGAAAACCAATTAGATGAAATGAATTGGATTCAGGATTACGGTGGGTTTAAATCTAAACCTGTTGGAAATGGTTTGAAGGATTGGATGGATTATATGTGGGATCATACCTTACTAATTGAAAAAGATGATCCATATCTAGATTTATTTGAATCAATGAACCCAACTATTTGTCACTTGAGAGTGATGGATAAAATTGGAGCCGAATCAGCTGCTAAATTAGTTTATGATAAATTCAATGATGAACTATCTAAACAAGGTGGTGGTAGAGTTAAAGTAACAAAAGTAGAATGCTGGGAAGCAGATAAAAATAGTTCAATATACCAAGAATAATGACAACAGAAAATAAAAAACCAGGTCGTATTATCGACTATAATAAAAAATTACCTGTATTGGAAGTTTATACTTGTGTCCAATCAGAAGGTTCAAGACAAGGTCGTCCAACAGTAGCAATTAGAACAACAGGTTGTACTCACAGATGTTGGTTTGGTGAAGGTGGTTGGTGTGATTCTTGGTACACAAGTATCCACCCAGAAAAAGGTATTTATACATTTAACGACATTATCAAAATTTATGATGAAAATCCTGAAATTACAGAAATGATGTTAACTGGTGGTTCACCTACTATGCAACCTGATTTATGTAATGAACTTACTTATTTTGCTAATGAAAGAGGTATTACTATTACAATTGAAACTGAAGGTAGTCATTTTGTAGAAACTGATTATCCAATTGGATTAATTAGTTTGAGTCCTAAATTCAAAAATAGTGTTCCTAAAATTGATATTGCTACACCAATAGGTAAACTAGTAGATCAAAAGATGATTGATCAACATAACAAGTTACGTTTGAATAAAGACGCAATGAGACAAATGATTGATTATCATACAGACTACCATTACAAACCAGTATGGGATGGAACTGAAGAAAACATTCAAGAAATTGAAGATTTTAGAGTTGAAATGAATATCCCTAAAAACAAAACCTGGTTAATGCCAGCAGGTGATACTAGAGAAACATTAATTCATATGTATCCTTTATCAATTGAAATGGCAGCTAAAATGGGTTATAATTGGACTGGTAGAGATCATATCATTGCTTACGACACTAAAAGAGCCGTTTAATGGACTTACTATCAACCCACCCCGTCAAAAAACTGGATCTAGGCTTCCACGGCAATCTATTCGGCGGTAAATTACTTAGCTGGTTAGATGCCGCGGTTGCCGCTTATGCTATGGAAAAATGCAGAAGCCAAAACATGATTACTATAGCAATAGATAAATGTGTTTTTAAAAAACCAGCCAAAGAAAAAAATCTAGTTAAAATATATGCCGAAGTAGCTAAAATAGGAAACACCTCAGCTACTTTTAAAGTTGAAGCTAGAGCATACAATGTGTTTAGAGGAGATGAAGTAGTGCTTTTAGAAACAAATATGACCTTTGTAAGGGTGGATGATGAAGGAGTTCCAATCAATATTTCACAAACAGTTAAGGATCAATATAAAATTCCTGAATCAAAATTATAATATTTATAATAATGAAATCAACCATTACTTATTTTTACGGTCAAGGATGTGGAGTATGTAGAAGTATTCAACCTCTAATAGATGAAGTAAAAGAACCACTAAACCTAAAAATAGTTAACACATACGAAGACACCTTGTTAACTGAACAATACGATATTGAGTATATTCCAGCATTGATAATAGAAGATGAAAACGGAGTACATCATTTCGAAGGTGCATACGAAATTAAAAAAGTTTTAAAGAAAATATTTTCATGACAAATCAACAAGTTTTATTTACAGAAAAAGAAATACAAGAAAAAGTTAAACAAATATCAACACAAATAAGTCAAATAGAACATGACGAGCCCCCTGTTTTTATTTGTGTATTAAACGGGGCCTTCATGTTTTTTACGGATTTAGTTAAACAGGTAGGAAACTGCCATATAGACTTTATACAAGCCAAATCCTACGAAGGAACATCACAGGGTGAGATACGAATTTTAAAATCAATTAACATTGATATTGAAAACAAAGACGTTTATTTAGTAGATGATATTTACGATTCAGGAAATACTATGAACCGTTTAATCAAACATTTAAACTACAATAATCCTAAATCAATCACTCCAGTTACTTTGTTTAAAAAACAATATTCAAACAATCCTGACCTAATTTATGGATTTGAATTGAAAGATGAACATTGGTTAATAGGTTATGGTTTAGATGCGGTTGATGGAACTAAAAGAAATCTTCCACATATACTTGGTTATTTACCTGAAGATTAATATATTACAGTAAGTTATGAAGGATAAAATATTTAAATTAGATTTAGAAGTTGTAAAACAAGGATACGCAAACGGTGTTGCGCTTGGTTTTCCATTAACAGAAGATGAAAAATGGAAAATGGTAGATGAAGCAGCTGAAGCATATGGTAAATTTTTAGATGCTCTAGGATGTGATTGGAGAAATGATCCCAATTCATCAGATACTCCTCGTCGAGTAGCTAAAGCATATGTTTTTGATTTGTGGAAAGGTAGATATGATTCTATGAGTGATATTACATCATTTCCAAGTGATGGTTATGATGGAATTGTTATTGAACGTAACATACCTCTTACTTCAATGTGTTCACATCACCACCAAACAATTGGAGGTGTAGTTCATGTTGGTTATGTAGTAGGTGAAGGTGGTTCAGTAATTGGTTTATCTAAACTGAACCGTATTGTAGAACATTTTGGCCGTAGAGGAGCTATTCAAGAACAACTTACATCAGCAATTCACCAAGCAGTAAATAAAATTACTGAAGGTAATAAAGGAGTGATTGTAACAATAGTTGCTACTCACAACTGTGTTAGTTGCAGAGGTGTTAAACACCAAGGTGCTTCAATGGTTACAACTAAAGCCTCAGGTGTATTTTTAGATAACAACAATTTATCTCGTCAAGAATTTTTTGACAGTATTAAAATTAATAACGGAGGACATCAAATTTAAATTATGGTAAAAATTTATGCTTATAAAGAACACCCAGATGCTATCATACCAGAAGTAGCATACGGGTCAACAAGTGCTTGTTTTGACATTACTAGCACTGAAACAACAGTAATTCCTGCTAATTCATCAGCAGTTGTTCCAAACGGACTAAGACTAGTAATACCTGACTCTGAAAAATATTGGATGCAAATTCAATTACGTTCAAGTAAAGGTTTCAAACATAGTTTGATTCCACATTACGGAACAGTTGATGCTGGGTATACAGGACCACTAGGGGTAAAAGTTTACAATGTTGGTAATGAAGATGTAACTATTGAAAAAGGTGAACGTTATGCTCAAATAGCTGTTATTCCAAAACCTGATTATGAAATCGTAGAAGTGAGTGAAGAAATGTTTGAAAGCATTAAATCACAACAAGGTAGAGGAGATGGTGGATTTGGTTCATCAGGAAAATAAAATAATAAAAATTAATAGATTAAGGCTTGTTTTCAAGCCTTTTTTACATATGTATTATTAAAATACAAATATGAAAATAATAGAAGAACGTAATATTAAAGCTTTAGAATATTATCATAAAAATAAAGATCGTTATTCTGAATATAAAAAACAATATGTAGAAAAAAATAAAGAATCTATTAAAGAATATGATAAAAGATGGCGACAAGATAACAAATTAAAAACTATATACCATTCCAATTTCTATAAAATATCAGGATATACTTTTGAAGAATTTTCAACCTATTTATTAAATTTAGGATGGAAACCTGGTTATCATGTAGATCATAAAATTCCAATAACTCATTTTTCCCCTAACACTCCTGTTAGACTAATAAACGATTTACGAAATCTCCAACCACTTAAAAATAAAGAAAATTTAAATAAAGGAAATAAATATAAAAGTAATGTGAGTGAAGAATATTATAGAGAAATTAAAGGTTATTTGGTTATTTAAGCCTTTTTTATTATATTTAAGTTGAATGTATCAATCTATATATTATTCATATTCTGGAGAAGACAAGGGAACATGTTATTTACGTGACAGTGTTAAAGGTTGGCAACAATTCAAATATTATCAACCCGTTTACAAATTAAATCCTGATGGTGAATATAAAACATTATTTGGAGACAGATGTTCTAGAGTAACTGGTAAATGGGAATGGAACGATCCTACTATTTTAGAAAAAGATTTACAAAAAGAATTAGCTGTATTAAGGGATCTTTACTATAAAGAAGATAGTGCCCCTACCTCACATAACATTGTTTATTTAGACATTGAGATTGAGATATTAGGATCTCTAACACCTCAAACAATTAGAGAGGCTAATGCTAAAATTACATCAATTGCCTTAACAGACGATAATTCTAAAAAGAAATACTGTTGGATACTAGATCCAGAAGGAAAAATTCAGGATTTAAACCAAGATAATAAAATAATAATTTCATGTAACTCAGAAAAACAATTATTATCAAAGTTCTTAGATACTTGGATTGAAATTGATCCTACTATTATTATTTCATATAATGGTGATTTTTTTGATATTCCATATATTTACTTTAGACTTAAAAAAGTATTAGGTGAGGAAATAGCTCTTTATTTATCTCCTATAAAGAAAATAAATGACAATGTATATAATTCTTATTCTCCTATTACCATTGGTGGAGTAAGTAGTTTAGATTACATGTTACTTATTAAAAAATATATTATGAAGGAAGAGCCTTCATATAAATTAGGTGACATAGGTTTAAAATATGCTGGGTTAGGTAAAATAGAATATAATGGTTCTTTGGATAAATTATTTGCAGAAGATCCTTATAAATTTATTGAATACAACTTACGAGATGTAGAGATAATTGAAAAATTAGAAGATAAATTACAGTTTATCAAATTAACTATTTTGATATGTCATTTATGTCACGTTCCCTATGAATCTATTTATTACAATACTGTTTTGAATGAGGGAGCTATTTTAACTTATTTAAAAAGAAAAAATATTATTTCTCCAAATAAACCCACTACCACAAACAAATCTATTAAGGAACTAAATATTGGAGATGAGGTAATACATCAAAGAGGAACTCCAACAGTTGATGGAATAATAATTCATATTGATGAAGCAACTCAAAGAGCATTCATTCAAACCAAATCAGGTAATTCAAAAGAACGTAGTTTAAAAACCATAAGAAAAAAAGAAGGATATGCTGGAGGTTATTTATTAGATCCTAAACCGGGTTTATATTCTTACGTTAGTGATTCTGACTTTACAAGTTTGTATCCATCAATTATTAAATCACTTAATTTAGGAGTTGAAACACTGATGGGTAGAATTTTTACTAAGGATAATTACGAACAATCAAATTCATTAGAGAAATTAAAAGAAAGAAACCCTGACGAAGTAGTTCAAATAGAAAAACTAGATTCAAAAACTTATACTCTTAAAAAAGCTAATATAAAAATTGGTGATCTGATTTCAATAATAGAACAAGAAAACTGGAGTATATCCGCTAGTGGTGCTTTTTATAAAAACAATATTAAAAGCATAGCTTGTGAGGTTTTAGAAGATTGGTTTGAAAAAAGAGAACATTACCGAGCCCTAAAAAAGAAAGCAGGTAAAATTGAGGATTGGGAAAACTATAAATTATATGATCTGTACCAATTGGCTTTTAAAATTTTACAAAACGCACTTTACGGTACTTATGCTATTAACGGATGGAGGTATACAGATGGTCATAAAATATGTTCAGCCAGTATTACTAATAGTGGACAAAGATTAACTAAAGAAAGTATTGTTTTCATAAATAGTGTTCTTGAAAAACAAGTTAATAATGGAAGAAAAGAATTTGTTATAGCAAGTGATACTGACTCAGCTTATATTGAACTAGTTGATTTGCTTAAGAAAAATTATCCTAATATATTTGATGAGGAAGAAAAAATACAAAAACTAACAGAGCTAGCTCAAGACTTACAAATTAAAGCTAATAAAAATCTAGATGTTATTTCTAGAAGGTTATTCAACATTAATAAAAAACATTACTTTGAACTAAAACAAGAAGTAATTGTTAAAAAAGCATATTGGTCAGGTAAAAGAAGATATGCTATGTTAATTGTTAATAAAGAAGGAGTACCTATCCCATCAGACCATAAAGATGCTTTTGATATAAAAGGTCTAGACATAATGAAATCTAACTTTCCAGAACATTTTAGAAGGTTTGGTGAAGAACTAATTAAAAAAATACTATTTGATACTCCTAAACCAGAAATAGATAAATTTATTCTAGATTTTAGAAAATCACTAAATGAAATTGATTGGAAAAAATTACTAAAACCTACTGGATTGAAGAAAATAAAAGAGTATATAGCTTCTTCTCCTAGGTCAGGTGAAATATTTTCTAAATTAGAGAAAAAATGTCCCGTTAATACAAAAGCTGCTATAATATATAATGACTTGTTAAGATTTAAAGGTTTAGATAAAAAATATCCTACATTCCAAATAGGTGATAAAATGTTTATAGCATCTTTAAAAGACAACCCATATAGAATAGATGTTATTGGTTTTAATGGGTATAATGATCCTCCTGAACTAATAGAGTTTATAGAAAAATACATTGATAGAGATAGTATTTTTGATAGTGTTATGAAAAATAAACTAGAAGGTCTGTATAATGATTTAGGGTGGGGAGCTGTAGTACTTAACCAAAACATAAATAAGTTTTTTAAATTTTAAAAACCTGTTTGGAAGTCTAACTTTTCTTTCATATATTTATAATATATTAATAAAATGAAACCAGCAGATAACTTTGATCTAAAAAAATTCATTACTGAAAATACATTATTGAAGAAAGAAAATCAAGAAAAAGATACTTTTAACAATATTGCTTTAGATAGTGATGGTAATAAGATTAAAATAAATGATATAGTAGGTTTGATTAATGCTAATATTACAGATGGTAATGGAGAACCCATTTCTGGAAATGAATTTAAAGTGGTAAGAATTAATCCTAAGACAATTACTATAGAACCTACTTTTCAAACATGGTTACGTCAGGTCAATTTAAAATCTAATCAAGTTAAATTAAAATAAATAAAAAACTTATAAATTAAAGCTTGGGAAACCAAGCTTTCTTTTTTATATTCATGTTATGATTAACAAACTAGATTTAGTTTCAATTATTTCAAAATACCATCTTAACGGAATGAATGAATCCGTTAGGTGGGAAATCAAAGATAACAATTTAATTATCAAATTCACTTCCCCAGACAGATCAATGGTTGGAGTTGTAACTTATGAAGGATTTGAGTTAGAAGATTCAATTGTTGGTATTAGCGATACTACTCAATTAAATAAATTGCTAGCTATTACAAGCGGTTATTTGACTTTAGAGTATATTAAACAAAATAAAGTAATTACAAAACTTATTGTAGCTGATAATCAGTTTACTCTAAATTATGCTTTAGCTGATACTATGATTATTCCTAAAGCAGGAGAATACATTGGTGATGGCCAATACAACATTGAAGCATCGTTAGATAACGAAAGTATAAACGCTATAGTGCGAGCAAAATCAGCACTCGCGGATACTGATACTGTTGTGTTCAAACCGTTTATAAACGCTGATAGTGAATTACAATTGGAAATGCTGTTTGGAGGAAACATTGAACACTCAAATAAAGTTTCATTCTATGTTCCAGATATTACAACTAATAATTTACCTGATAATTTTAAAGCCCATTATAATTCCAATTTAATTAAAGAAATTATGTATTGTAATAAAGACGTTTCTAAAGGAATTATGCAAATAAATTTAGAGGGTGTAATGAGATTGTTTTTTGATAATGGAAAGACTAAAAG